TATAAAATAAAGGTTTTGTAAGTATAACTTTTTTATTTTCTATTTTTAAGAAATTTGATTTATTCATTCCACCTACCAATATATAGTTCTTTCTTTTTTACTTTATGAGGTATAGTCTTTATTATTTTACCAAATTTATTTATATGCTCTACCCAAAGTTCTCTACCCCAAAGTGTGCGTTTTAAGTTTCTTGTACCAGGCTCACGAACAGTTTCAATTGCAAAATTATTACTAACTCTACTCATCTCTTTTAATCCTATATCTATTTGCTCTGGTCTTAAATGTTCTAACGCACTCCAAATCGTTATCCAATCCCACTCTTTATTTTTAAAAGGTAACTTTAATATATCTGCAATTTGATCTGCTTTAGGAGATGCAAAATCGATACCCCAAGCATGTATTTTTGTAGTTTTTCGTAAATAATCAACAAAATAATTATTTCCACATCCTACATCTAAAATACTTTTAACTTGTTTTTTTTTAATTACAAGTAAAAATTGAGTCTGTAAAGATAAAAGTGATTGAGTATTTAAATTTATAGGAGAGCCCCCGTACTTATCTTTTGCAGCATAAATAGCTTGATAATATTTCTGTTCTGGATTATTCATTCCACCTACCTACAAATAATTCTTTCTTTTTTGTTTCATGAGGTGTAATTTCTTCAATTTTACCAAACTTTTCTATATGTTCTACCCATTGTTCTTTACTCCAAATAGTAGGATGTAGCTCATGATGTTTAACAGGTAATCTACGAACTGCGGGATAACGAGAAACAACAAAAGCAAAAGTATTACTAACTCTGCTCATTTCCTTTAACCCTACATCTACTTGTTCTGGTCTTAAATGTTCCATAACATCCCAAGCAGTTATTAAATCCCACTGTTTATTTTCAAAAGGTAAATCAAGTATATCCGCAATCTGATCTGCGTTAGGACATGCAAAATCAACGCCCCAAGCGTGTATTTTTGTAGTTTCTCGTAAACTATTAACAAAATGATTATTTCCACATCCTACATCTAAAATACTGTTAAATTTAGTTTTATTATCTATTAAATAAAGTATAAAAGAATCAAATAAAAAAGAATTTGAGTCAGCTTTTACAGTAAGGTTTGCAATAGGAATAGGAGAACCTCCATAAATCTCAATACCTGCATCATAAATAGCTTGATAATATTTCTGTTCTGGGTTATACATTATAATTCCTAATAAAATATTTTAACATATTAATATTTGGATGTTCATCTGAAATCCAATACTCATCACTACCTTCTTCTGTACCTGCTTTTATAGGATTTACATATTCTAATAAAGATGGTGTGATAAGTTTTTTCTGCACTTCTACATCAAAACATGATCGTTCTTGTGCATCTCTATCACATCTATTTAAAAGTGTTTTTAATCTTAAATCTATAAATGGAGATAATACTAATCTATTTGCAACAACTTTTAACCCTTTAAGATAAGAAGGTCTATAGTATAATCTATCTATTATTGCAAATTTAAAAGATCCACATTCTTTAACCTGATTATATAACGATTCTGTTAGTAGTCTTTCATTTCCTAAATATTTATCTTTTAAAAAATCTATTGTTTCTTCAAAAGAATATTGATAATAGTATATACATAATGCAAGAGCTTCCCAAGGTTCATGCCAATATATTTCATCACCATAAGTACCATTTAAAACAACAGCATCTTCATCTATATTTTCTCTATAGATATTTATTTCTGCTGAATAATCATACGCTTGCCAAGGTGCAACCCAATATTTAGCTGATTTTTTAGATAATGCTAAGTAATTATCTCTTGAAAATCTAAATATCCTTTGTTTATCTAAATATCTTGGGACAATTTCTTTTTCCCACCAGTCTCCTTTATATGATACAACGTCAAATTCATAAGGCATACAACATAGATTAGATACAATCTGCATACTATCTACACCAGACCCACTCATTACTACAAGTTTATCATATTTTTCTGCAACCTTTTTTATATTTTCTTTTACTATTGTGTCGCTAATCTCACACAAATCATCAAAAGAATATTTAGGTTCAAAACAATCTGTAAAATAAGTATAATCTAAATAGGGTGTAAATTCATAAGTATTTGTAGTAAATTTAAAATAAACTGCTGCTCCAATTCTAAAAACATTATCTAATATAGTTTTTCTTGTATTTACAATAGGATTATATTTAGGCAATGGATTAAAATATGAATCACAAATCTTGCTTAACTTATATCTTTGTACCCACCCACGGCTAATAGTAGATTTAATATTAATTATATCAGTAGTAAGTACTAAAGCATTATCTTTTTGATAGTAGTAAACAGAAAAATCTTCTAAAAAGTCTGTTGACCCTATTATATCACCAGTATGTTTATCTATACTAACAGAATAAAATTGCCCATTTGGAATTACAGATTGTTCTATAACTTCCTCAATAGTACCTTCCCATAGCACTCCACAAAATAGTGTAAAGTACTTGGTAGATTCATATAACCAAACGTGATCATCATAAGATATATGATAATCTCTACAAGTAAACTTATTTTTATATTGATTTTTAATTAAGGAAAGAGTATTAGTAATACAGAAATGAAACATTACATTTTAGATTTAATCATAGATGAAATACCGGCAAACTTTTCACGAGCAGGCATAGAAAATACATTAGAACGAGAAGCTCTATCAATACAATCCTTAACATAGGTTAGATCTAGAGTATGTATGTCATTAGGTCCGGCAACTGGATTATTATACATATTTCCATATAGATTGACCGCAGTTACTGCTAACGCTGTTTCTACAACATCTTCAAATTCAAGTCTTGCAACCTTCTTTTTAGGGAAGGGGATTATTTCAGCCATAATAGTAATTATTACATATATTAGGTAACCGAGCAAGCTTTATTTCTTTATCTTGCTCCTCTTTTTTTGAGTAATTTTGTTAAATTACGGGAGTAGGCATCCCCTCCAAGTTTTGGAATTGGAATTCGTATCGACCAAACAGGTGTTCCAATCTTTGGGCTATCCTTGTCAGGCCATAAAACTTCCCTGTCAATACTAATTTTTAAATACTCTTTCATTTTGACTCCGGCTTAACGAGTTTCCAATATACATGAGGATTAGTATCCCTGTTAATTAGTAAAGCAGGAGACTCACCATCCCACTCTTTATAACCTACATATTTCCATTCGTAACCCTGTTTCATCTGTTCTTTAGCAGTTTTAATAAATTCGTAGTTATCAACTACAAATAATCCTATAAAACCCATAATAAATGCATCAATCATTAATTAGATCCTCCTGTCCAATCTGTTATGTCACCATAATATCTATTAAGTACTTCAAGTTTATCCTCAGCATGAGCCATATTGTCGATTTGTTCATCTACAGAAGCAACTAGATCAGGATGTTCACCGATTCCTACTGGATGTTTCAAATATACTTCTATGTTTGCTTTTGCATGAGCTATATCAGCCTCATATTTCTTTCGTAATGCTTCAATAATCATAATATTCCTCCATTATAAGAAGTATATAACAATTTTTATCTTTTAGCAAATTTAATCCCAACGCTCAATGTCATCTTCACTTAAATCTTTTGAATTACCTTTCCATATCTCAATTATATGTGCAGGATTATCGCTATCATTACGACCTGAGTGCCAAGTTAGTGCAGGAATTGTAAAAGGATTTTCTTTATGTAAATGATGAATATATGCTCCGTCAAAAGGATCGCCCGTCATGCTATGATTAGTAATAATATAAGCTTTTCCTTTTACAATATTCCAAGTTTCACTACGATGCCTATGTCTCTGCATACTTAATTTACTATGAGGATTTATAACAAGCTCTTTTACAGTAAATCCATCACCTTCATGCAAGACTATATAATGTCCCCATTCTCTAATAACCATATAATTTTCCTATTTTCTTGTGTAAAATATTAGCAAAGAAGATATGGGCATCTTCTCCAAAATGAGTTGAATCATCAAAAGAAAATTTAAACCCAGATTTTTTTAAAATAGATAGATAATCACGAGTATCATTGTGAGCACAAGGAAAATATTTTCTATCTATTTGTACAGCTAAAGGGAAATTTTCTTTGTTTAAAGTAGTAGCAGAAGCTCTCCAAAATAAATACTTTATTTTAAAGGATTTTAAATATCCTTGTAATAATATTACAGATGTATAATAATCTATATTAACCGCTTTTGGATCTAAAGTTGTAGTTACCCAATTCCTATAATAAGCAAATAGATTTCTAGGAAGTTGATCTTTATATTGAGTATCATTCCCTATACATAATGGAATCCAACCATACCAAGGTTTAATATCTTTAAACTTATCTTGATAAACTTCAGTTCTGTATGAGCCTGGCCATAATATAACAACAAAAATATCTTTTGGAGCTACTTTTTGTAAAAAGAGTTCACCTAAAGAAGTTATAGTAGTTCTTAATACACGTTTATTTGATGCTCCTGATATTGCTATATTTTTACAATCAAAATTTAATTTATTAGCTAAATGTTGAGGCCAAGCTTTTTCGTAGCAAGAATCTTGTTTATAGTATTCTATTTCACCTCCAGATGTGTGAGAACACCCATTAGCTAATAATATCATGTTAAATCTACTTTATCTAATATTCTTTCTAAGCTAGTTTCAAAAACTTTATCATGAATTTCATCAAACTTAGTATATAGATGTTCTGTATTATATTTTGCATTATTGAATACTTTCTCTCTTGGATGTTCATAAAAATCTCTAGCAAGATTTATTAATTTATTAGCTCTTACACTATAATTTTTATTTAAATCATAAGAATCATCTTGAGTAAAATCTTTAAAACCATAAATATTTTTTAACATATACAGAGAGCCTCTGCAACCTGCTAAAAATAATGGAGATTCCGTTGATAAAGCTTTTACAGTTTTTTCACTCAAAAATATCTCATCATCTGATCCTTGAGTTTCACAAACTATTTCAAACATAGAAAATAATTGATAATCATCAATTATCTGGGCTTTTTGTTGATATCCTACTATGTCTATCTGAGGATCAGGAAGAAAACTATGCTTCCTTAACGGTGCATCTTTATCAAAACTAAAAATACCTTTTTTAGATAATAAAGAATCATTTAAATAAAGATTTTGTAATATTTTTCTATGTGAATGAGTTTTTCCATTAATACTTAGAAAAAAATTATCGTAGTTAGTTTTTGCATGAGATTGTTGAACCCTAAAACGTAACCAAGAAAGAAGAGGAACAGTATTATATATAAAATTATTTGGAGTGCCAATAAATATAACAGGTTTTGTTTGTTTTTTAATCCAATAAATTTTTTCTGATCTAAACCAGATAGGATCAGCAACATCCAAAACTACGATTAAATCTATATCTTCATCTATAACAAAATCTTTATTAACAATATCTTGATTAAACCATGTAAAATCAATTATTATATGAGAACAATTTAATTTGCTTGAAATATATTCTGCACATTCTTTTGTCAGAATGTACATTTGGCACTCTTTTATTTGATTAGTATATAACTTATCATTTATTTTATGATTTAACACCTTGTACACTATAAGAATCTACACTTATTGCTGAATTAGTAGTTGTAAAATTAGAAAACTGTGTAATAGCTGCAGCAATATGTGGAACTACATTAGCTTCAAATCTTGCCTGGTGATCAACATCAGCAGCAGCAAGATCAGCATTAGATAAATATGTAATAGCTGATGCTCCACTTTTCTGATAAAAAACAGTAGCACCAGCATATGCATCACTCGCATTTTTAGTTTTCATAATTCCGACCACAGTAAAGTCTGAATTTGAAAATACATTACTCATTATACATCTCCTTAAATAGATTAAATTTTCTATAAGACTCACCAAAAGTAAGATACAACTCAATTATATCTCTATTATCATTATCTGTCAACACTAAATCTTCTTGTGCAAAATGTAATTGAACATTATTTTTTGCTGCTAAATTATAAATATTTTTTCTTACATCAGGAGAAATACTTAAAGCAAAAATAGATGATAAGACAATAGCATCTATATTATAACTTGTAATTAAATCTACTAAGTAAGGTGTATAATCAAGATATTCATTTTCAAAAGAATATTCTGTATAGGTAATATCATTTTTAATACAATAGTCATCTATAGCATATCTTTGTAATAATAATGGTAAATGTCTAGTATATTCAGAATTCCATCCAGCATATGTTATATATGTCCCATTTATTGGAGATGCGTTTTTAAAATCATCTTCTATTGTTCTAAAATACTGACCTGGATATTTTCTTCCGAAGTTTTCACCTTGTAATAAAATTCTCATATCAAAAGAAAATCTAGTTATATCAGTTTCATTATTAATATTTCCATGTATTAACTCTTGATTAAATAATAATACTTCTCCAGGAACTAAATTAGCGGGAGTACTTTTTTTAATACATTTTTCTTCAAAAGTAACTGCATCCCATTCATACTTTAAAATATCACTAGTTAGTTGTTTACTATCTTTATAATTTACCATCCACATAGTATTAGATTCATATGCATTAGTAACAGGTAACCAAATTGTTCGTAAACCAACACCATTACCTACAAATATTCCTTGATGATAACTTAATTTCCTACCATGATTTGCTTGATTAGGTATAACTGCTCTTAATGTCGGATATCTCTGTATTAAAATAGGTTTATCTACTAAAGGTAATATATATTCTTTTAAGAATGAATTAATTAAGTTTTTAAAAGAATCTCTACCACAGGCATTTTGAACATATTTTTGTAATGCTGCTATTTCTAAAACAGACAATTCATTATGTATATTCTCAAGAGTTATGATATTAGGATGTAACTCATGAATAATTTCATAAGTCCATTTTTGAAAATTAAATCTATGTAAATCATATGAAAGTATATCTTGATTAAAATTTACATATTTTTCCATACTTTGATAGTCCTTTCAAGACCTTCCTCTAAAGTAGTTTTTGGACACCAACCCGTATAATTAGAAATTAAATCGTTCTTAGATGATAAATAATAAATTTCCCCAACTCTTTCAGGACGAGTTTCCCAGTTTATCGCTCCATTCCATTTTATTTTTTTAGCTATTAATTCTGCATAATCTTGTATCTGAATGGGGTTATTTGGTCCAATACAATAATGACCACTAGGAATATTTTTATATTCTTTTATTACTATCTCATATAGTTCAAGTAAATCATCTATATAGATAAAATTTCTATAAGGTAATTTATAACCAAGACTAATATTATTAGAATTTACCATTTGAGAAATAATAGATTCTGTTACAAAAAAATTAGATTTAGTTCTACCATATGTATTAGTTTGCCTAAGAGAAATATATTTTAAACCATAACATCTATTAGCGTATTCTAAATACTTTTCTACTCCAACTTTTGCAACTGCATACGGGGCATTAGGGTTTAAGGGGGTTGACTCATCAAATGCATATGATTTAGGATCAATTAATTTTTGAGAAGTACGTACCTCTGTAGATACAGGTTGCCAACCATATGTTTCCATTGTAGAAGCAACTAATAGTAACTTTAGATCTGAACATTCTTTAGCACATTCAATTAAATTAACTGATCCAACATAGTTAATTTCAGAAAAAGTAATTTGCTCATAAAAAGATGCTTCAACTTCTGTTCTTGCAGCAAGATGAATAATTATATGAGGATTAACAGCTAAAACTTCTTGTCTAACAGATTTATGGTCTCTTAGATCAGATGTAAGTTCAAATATTTCACCTAAAAAGTTAGGTCTTTGTAATAATTCTTGACCTATAAATCCTTTGCTACCTGTTAGTAATATTTTCATTAATATATTTCTGAACCTCAGTTTGAATGTTAAAATGCCAGTCTGTTGACATAAAGTGGTTGTGATTATATTCTAAAATCTCGTCAAGTTGATCTAATTTTTTTCTCAACATTACATGAGACATACTACATAATTTCTTAACTTCTTGCAAAACCTTTAAAGTTCTAATTACATTATCAGTTTCAAAATCATAGCTTTCATCAATTACTGGTTCAAAAGTTTTAAATCCTAATTTTCGTAAATACGATAGTGTGTGTATAGAACTTAAAACAAGAAAAGGTTTTTTAAAAAGTATAGGTTTAAAAACTTTCTCACTAAGAAATAAGCAAGAACTGTATAACACAGTTTCTGGTACAACCTCAAATTGAAAATAATCAAGATATGATTTATAAAAACCAAAATCAGTAGCCGCGAAACCTTTATTCCACAATCCGCGTGGTTCATCATCTAAAAAATGTTTTCGCAAAGCATATCGGTTATTTATATCATAACCTGGTAAATTATTTTTATGTATCTCTAAGTATAAAGGATCTACACTACCTTCAAATATTCTATTATGAGCGATATAACCCTTGTCAAATAAGTTAGCTTTATGTAAAAAATAATTACATAATTGTCTATAAAAAGTATCCCTTCTGGCAGATAATAAAAAATATCTTAATTCTAAATTTCTTTTTGGTGCTTTATCATGCGGCGTTATTGATAAAAACGTGTCTACTTTGTAACTTTCTTTTGCTTTATTAAAAAGAATATTAAAAAAAATTGTTTTATAAGGACAGATTTTTTTTAATGAGCTATTTTGAGCTGCGAACTCATAGGAATATAAAGGATTAGCAGCAATAATTATAATTCTTTTATCTTTTATTAGGGTATTCTGTATAGAAAAATTAAGAGGATCTTCTGATATATCAACTAATATTAATTCTTTCTCTCCAATATTATTTAATAAATTTTTAAAAGAAGGATCATTAAGAAACTCTGAACCTCCTTTAATCCAATAAGTAGGAACTGTAAATTTTAAATTTAAATTTTTAATTATAAAAGAATACTTAGTATTTAAACTAATTTTTGTTCTATACATTTTCTATATTATCATAAAATTTTTTGATAAGCAATTTCTGATTTAAATTGTATCATACCATTCTTTAAATTGAGGAAACGTAGTTACAAAATTTTGATTTCTATGAGAATCTAATAGAGAATTAAAATATTTAAATTCTTTACTACAGTTATAGAACTCATTTTCAAGTATATAAGAATCTATTTGATCTTTCATCATATAATCTAAAATATTAATTTTAAGAGTATTAAATTTTTTAATTTTATTAGTTTGCTTAACACTATCATAAAATTTAATAATTTTAGTTTTTTCATTATAAGGAAGTGATTGTATAGATAAAAATTTAGGATAAAGACATGGTTGATAGCTAATTGACTTATTATTTTTTTCAGCAAACTGTTGTAACTGTGGAATAGAATATACAGAGTATATATTTACTACACAAACTAAACTATTAACTAAGTGTTTAACTTGATTTAAATTTTTTATAAAAGTATCCCATTTAAAACCATGACGACTATATTCAACATCTTTTCCGTAACCATCTACTGATACACTTAATGTGACGCGTTTAAATTTATCAAATAAAGGTAATAAATTAATACCATCATAGTCAATTCGTGAAAGGTTTGTACTATACGCTAATGCGATATGTGTTAGTTTATTAACAATTAAAAACTTTAAAAAACGATAATTTATCTTAGTAATTAATGGCTCACCGCCACTAATATTTATTTGTTTTATAGTATTTCGATTATCTAATATTAATTTATATAAATCATCTGTTGATTTAAATATATCTTTATCTAAAGTATAAGTATGTTTAAAATAATTATGTATTTTATTTTCTTCAGCCCATGTAGAACTAAATTTAGGATTACACATTCTACATTTAAAATTACATATATTATTAAATCGTAAATGAATTTTTTGTAACTTAGAAAGATCAAGTTTACTACTGCTTCGTTGAGTTCTTACACCATTACGTTCAGCATCCCAACAAAATTGACAATGAGGATGTTGTTTATTTTCCTTAAAATATTGTTTTATTTCTGCAAGTGTTTCACTCTTAAAATAATTATCAATACCATTTGCTACAAAATGAATATTAGAAGGCATAACACAACAAGGAGTAATATTTCCATTCTCCTCAATGTGCATTTCTGTCCAAGGTCGATGACAAAAATTATCTGCCAATATCCTTTACATCCTTTCTACTAATGACTTGATACGAACCTTTATTATATGCAGGTGCAATAGTAAAATTATGATTAGTATATTTTTTCTTATACGCAATACCTGTAGGAATTACATCTGAACAAGGAGGTAGGTTGGACTGACGGGAGGGACTCGAACCCTCATGCACGGATTTGCAATCCGCTGTATATCCAGTTCTACCACCGCCAGAAGTATAAATATCTATAAACTCTTTATGGGCTTTTTCTGCCTGTAATTGTTTATTAGATTTTTTCTTTTTTATTCTAGTATTATTTGCATATCCATTAGTAGTATAATAAACAGGTAGTAATGGCATTATATACATCCTTTTGTTCCAAATGGTATATCAATCATTTTTTGGCATACCCAATCATGCACAATCTGTTTTGCTTCATCTTCAGACAAGTTAAATTTATCTATAATAGCACCGGTATAATCAACCTGTACTAATTTTGATTCTGGTTTTAGAGAATCAAGATATATATTATAATCCAACATCTTCCCATGGTGCATCTAAAAAACCTTTATCTCTTTTAAGATTTACACAGTGTCCTTTTATATTACCTTTTCCACCAATATCATTAATAAGAACTCTACCAGTATCAGCATAGCCCATTAGTAATATATCAAAAGGTATACCATGATCAGTTAATTCAGATTCTGTATACTCTCGTAATGACTCTCTACGCCCAGTAATAAGTATAATCCTACAACCTTTCATTTCCCATTCATTAAATTTCTCTACTACACCAGGAAGTAAAGTAGGGCCTTCCTGTACTATTTGAGCAGTACCTTCTGGTGAATAATTAAAAATAGTACCATCAATATCACATATAATTGTTTTCATACTTTCCTCAATATTGCCTGTATGGTGTCTGGATATATTTTATGTTCTAAGTCATGTATTCTATTATGTAAAATTTGTTCTGTATCATCTTCGTAAACAGGACAAGTAATTTGTGTAATTATTTTTCCTGTATCTATTCCTTCATCAACCCAATGTACGGTACAACCGCTCCAATTTACTTTGGCATCTAATGCTTGTTTTACAGCATTTACACCTTTAAAGCTAGGTAATAAACTAGGATGAATATTTATAGTACGAAATCGTTCAACAAAATCTTTACTTAATAACCTCATAAAACCAGCAAGTATAACTAGTTTTGTATTATCAGGAACACAATCCTCATACCTATCTTCACTTATAATACATTGTATATTTGCATCTAATGCCTTAGTAATAACTCCTGCTTTTATATTATTAGTTATTACTATATCAATAGGTATACCAAATTCTACGATAGCTTTAAAATTACTACCGTTACCGCTTGCCATACAAACTATCATTTAACTTGCATAGCAACACGATAAGGAACACGAATGAACCTTTCTCTAGTATTATTTTTATCTGGATTAGGAATAGTAACCATAACTCTCTTACCTTGAAGATGAGCTTCAAGCTTATTTGCTATTTGGTCAATTGAACCTACATAGTCACGACGTTGTGCTTTCCTAATATCTTTGCGAACATTAGGACGTTGTCCTTTAGAAGTGTAACCTTTACTGGATGATTTGCGTTTAGGCATAGTATTCTCCCGTTAATGATTATGTATTATACGAAAGAATAGGGCATTATGCAAGTGTAAATTAAATGGAAGATATAGAAGAAACTGTAGAATTACCAGTTTTTTCCATAAATGAACAAATAAATTCATCAGCGGAAAAACTATGGGAACAAGTAGTGCAAGTTTTTGTAGAGGTAGGAAAAACTCCGTTATTAGTTATAAAAACTTCATCTTCATCACCGCATACAGGACACATAGTTCGTGCCCTATACGCTGTATAATATTGCTTCATTAGTAGTTAATTTTTTCCTTTTTATTTTTTTCTAGGTGCTGAACTATTAATAGCCCAACGCCCAAATAACCTAACAGCTGTATATGCTGACCAGATTTTCCAGCCTGGTACTGAAGGCTCTGAATTTCGCATAGCTTCTCTAAATATATTATCAGCTATTTCTCTATAATATTCTCTTTCTTTTTTAGTAACTGGTCCATCTTCAGCAGCAGCAGAATTATTAACTACTTTATATTGAGTATTGATATATTCATAAAGTAAATCATGAATAACAGCAGCTCTTGCAACATCAAAAGGAGAAATAACTGCCCAAATAGGTCTAGGAACACTTGCTAAATCTGTAATATAACCTGCTGGAACAGTAATAGTTCCTTCATCAGATATTAAAATATTACAATTACGCAACATTGTAATCTCGTAATTTTTAATAGTATCTGATGTAAATGTTAAATCTTTATCTAATGTCCAATTTCTTGGAGGTAAAAAAGTCGCATCTAATAATCCATTAAATCCAGCCATTATTTTTTCTCATCCATACTATCGCCAATTTTACTACCTACAACCGCTCCGATTGCAGCACCTGCTCCAGTAGCCATTATTTGACCTTTGCCTCCTCCTACAGTAGCACCTATAAGTCCTCCTGCAACACCGCCTATAGCAGCACCAACATTTCGACTACTCATTTGACAGCCACTAAGAAAGGCAACCATAAAAGCTAAACCAAAAATAATAATATAACTTCTAATTTCTAATTCTAAAGACTTATTCATCTTCTATTTCCCCTATACAACAAATACATTGTTCTTCAAGTGTACATTCACAAGGATCACAAGTACACTCTGGATTAGTGCATTTCATTTTTATTATACTCCTTAAATTGTAAAATTAAACTTCGTCTAGTATTATTTCCTAGATTTATAGCAGTTCCATGTACGCAATTACCATCCATAAATATAGTGTCTCTAGACTTTACTTTTATTGGTTTCATAGAAACTCCTTTATAATTTTTTATTAGTTCTGGAGTTATTCCATGTATACAATGGCAAACTCGATTGGAATAATTACTACATCCATTACTAGAACAAAATGCTACATCACTAGTTCTTTTTGGACCATTTTCTACCCATAAACATCCTGTATTTTCACAAGCAGAAGTAAGAGCTATAATTACAGTATAAAAATTTAAAAAGTTATATTTTTTTTGATCACCTGCATAGTTATCTTGATGTGGAGAATATCCTGGTACTCCAGGAGCTTGCGCCATATATTTATCTTGCCAAAATGATAGATTTGAATTTATTAATTTTATTGATTCTAATATTTTATCAATAAATTCTTTTCCAAATTTTGTATATCCTAAATAATTATAAACTTTATGTAAATTATCTTTAGTTACATTAATTTTACTATTTGTAAATTTATTATATGTTTGAGAATGATTTTCTAATACTTCCTTTTCTAAAAAATCAAAAAGTTTAAGAAATTCATCAACTTCTTCTATAGATACAAAGTTATTAACAAGTTTATAACCATTAGTATTAAGTTCATGAATATTTTCTTGCGTTAACATTACTACCTCAATAACTTCTTATGACTCTACCCTTGAAAGGTGTTTTAGCCATATTCTATCTCCTCATCTCTGCAACAAATACATTGTTCTTCAAGTGTACATTCACAAGGATCACAAGTACATTCTGGATTATTACATTCTGGATTGGTACATTTCATTCCCTATCTCCTGTATTTTCTTAATATTTAAACTATAAGTTCCCCATTTTTTTCTATGATACTCATAAGACCAATCTTTTAAGTATTCAGATTTAGGTTCTAAAAAAATAAAAAGTAAACTTTTTCTAAGATTCTTTCCTGTATTTAACGCAGTTCCATGTAATTGCCACCCATCAAAAAATAAACAATCTCCTGGATTCATAGGTATTGGTTTCATTTCGTATCCATTATAACTTTTCATAGCAGAAGATTTTATAACAGTTTTATGACAAAAACATCGTTGATTTTTATCTTTTTTTAATCTACTTCCAATCCCGCACCCATTAGCGGAGCATAATTCAAGATTTTTATATCTTTTTGGACCGTTTTCTATCCAAAGACACCCAGTTTCTTCTGTTGTAGGTGTAAAAGCAATAGATAAAGTACAACCTGCTTTACGAACTAATCCACTCAAATCTGCATCATTATCCTGGTGAGGAAGATAACCATTAGCTCCAGGAGGTTGAACCATATACTTATCTTTCCAAAAATAATAATTAGGATTTATTAATTGCATAGATTTTGTTAAATCCATAATAAATTTTTTTCCAAAATCTGTATGCCATAATACTTGTCTAAGTTTATGTAAATAACGTTTATTCTTATTTCTTAATAAATCTGTTTCTGCCCATGTATATATTGATTTAAAGTCAGATAATTTAATACTTTTATAATGCTGTTCTACTACATCTTTTTCTAGAAACTTGTAAATACTTTTAAATTTTTGTAATGTTTCTTCATCTAAAAAATTTTTAATAAGTAAATAACCTGTAGTATTTAATTCTAAAATATTTTCTTGACTTAACATTACCTTAATAGCTTCTTATGACTCTCCCCTTGAAAGGTGTTTTAGCAGCGCACCAATCTTCTGGATGCATATTGCGAGGTCGTTTACCCGCAGGTTTAGATACCATACGACCCGCTGGAGTATAAAAAGCACACCATTCCTGTTGAGGACGGCGTTTTACAGACGAACTCATCGACTTCCACATTTTTAATCCGTTTGATGATTTAGTATATTTTCTTACAGCCATACGATATTATACCTCATACAAGTGGGATGTCAATTAAGATTTTCAAAATACTTATTAATATTATTAATTAAATTTTCCTGTTTCAAAGAATAGTCATAATAGTCTTTTCTTTGATCTTCATATTGCTTTCTAATTTTTATAACTCGTATATAATAATTTTTAGATGTTAATTTACCTAAAAACTGTTTAAGTTTACTATCAGAATCAGAAGGATATATTATATGAACTTGAAAAGGTTGTATATCATTAAAAACAGAAAGATTATTTATTTTATCAGCAAGTCTATCTAAAGATAGTTGGTGTAAATGAACACTGAAAGATATTTCAGCATATTTTGCAAGTTCTCTTAAATATTTAAAACTTCTTGAACCATTAGTAGTAATTAATATTCTATTATCTGAATTTAATTTTTTTATTTCTTTTACTTTATTAGGTAACTCGTCATAAAGAGTCGGTTCGCCCCCTAAAAAATTGAGCATTATTTTTTTATTAGAAAAAGTATTAATAAAATTAATAAATCCAGTATCTATTTTATTTTTATCAATAATTTTTTCAGAATGTAAATGAGGTGGACAATAAGAACAACTAAAATTACATTTAGTATGTAGTACCCAAGTTATATTAAAATCATATTGATTATCTACAGGTAAAACTTTTACAAATTTTTTAATATTAGATTGAGTTATAGGTTCTATATTTGTATAGGAAGAATCTTTAATTTTATATATAGAAATATCATGAAAACATTTACATACATTTTGATTACAGATAGTTAAATTTTTTATAGGTGTAAAAGTAAAATTATCTTCATGTAAGTTACCGTAATGTATCTTTTGCTTACAATTACCACCATGTATTTCGCCATCTTTTTCAATTTCTAAATTAGTTTGACCTATACTACATAACCAACCGTACCAATTAGTTAATCCAGAGTTCATCAAAAATATTTCATCATACTCTGAATATTTATTATTTTTATCAATTACTAATACTGATTTCATGGTGCATATTTTGAAGATCGTAGATCTGCTGTACAATTACAAGGTCTACCATCACATATGGTAAAACTTTTTTTAATAGTATCTTTATCTGATAATAAATCACCTAAAAATTCTTTTCTACAAACTCCTGCATATAATTTATTATTTCTAATAAATAAATGTTCGGAAGGAACAAAACATTTCCAATTTTTAAATCTATTTTTATTACCTTCAAGAAGGTTTTTAAACTCAAAGTCTGAGTATAATATTCCATCTAATGATATAGTTTTAAAAGGGTCATTAGTAGAAAATTTATTCATATAACTAAATTGTTCTTCTGTATAAGTTCCCCAGTCTTCACCACCAGTTAAAATTAAAAGATTAGAACGTATTTTATGTTTTCTTAATATATCAATAGAATATTTAACTTCTTCTTCATATTTAGTATCATACATTACACAAAAATGTACTTTGTTTCTATGTTTCTTTGTTAGTTTAACTAATTTTTTTAAATATGGTTTATGTTTTATAAATGCAAAATGCATAGAGAATCCTATCTCATGAACATATTTTAATAAATTATCATAATAATCATAAGATGCAGACCCATTTGTATTAAGTCCAATTTTAAAATATTTATCATTTTGTTGTGATAAAAATTTACAAAAGTCAATTAGATCAGGAACTCTTGAGGGTTCGCCACCAACAAACCACATAATAACATTCTCATTTTTATTTAAATGAGAACTTAATTTGTAGTATATTTTTTTAAGCTGTGCTAAATCAGGAATCTCACCGTCTTTAACATGAAATTCTGGAGGACAATATCTACATGAAAAATTACAATAATTAGTAATAGTCCAAGAAATATGAACAGAGTTAGTTATATTTTCTACTTTTCTCATTTCTACAAAAAGGATCACTGTACTCGTTAAATGAATATGTATGGCAATCTAAGTCATACATAATATCCGCAATCTCATCATTAGATTTAACACAAATATTTTCACCGTTTATAACTCTAAATAAGGCACAGTCTTTATCTGCTACAACAGAAATAGCATGATCTGTAGTTGATTTACCTGTAGTAATATAACTTGCTCCATCAGCAGCTAACCAACCCCAGCTTGGAAAAAGACTAAAAGGCCAAAAAGCACATCCAGAAACTAGAAAAGACATTCCTATAACAATAAGTAATTTTTTCATTTATTTTTTTACACTTACGCTAGAATCTTTACTTTTAACATAAGCTTCCTTACCAAAAAATGCTGCAACAATAGCTGCTACTGATACAAAATATGTTGGTGCCATATCTCCTAATACAGAAGCAGCTTTATCTATATTCATAAATACGGAGATAACAACAAGAGAAGGATATAATAGCATACCAAAAAGGGCAAACCATGCCATATACCGTTGTGCATCTTCTTTCTTATCTTCGTTTTCCATTCTCATTAATTTTTGATCCATCTCAAACTCTTCATCTGTTACTATACCATCTCCATCAAGATCGTATTTTTCATATTCACTACCGGGTTCTAGTTTCTTTTGGGCTGCCACGGCTATTCTCTCTTTCATCCCCACATTGTATTGAGTTCATTCTTTCTATTATGGTTTTTATAGAAAGTAACAAAAGGAGGAGGAGTTATCATACACATAACTCTTATTTGTTTTGAATTATTAATTACTCTATGTCTTACTCCAAATTTTGTATTATAACAGTAACCCATATCATAAGTATCTTTTGATCCATCTTCAAATTCAACGTAACTTTTTTTAGGTATTACTATAGGCAACATAATACCACGAGAAAATTCATTTGGATTATCACTATCTTTATGCCAAGGTATTATAGACTTTGGCATTAATGAATGAATAAAGACATGTTCAGGAATCCAATCAATATTAGAAACCATCCATTTCATAAAATTTTTACAATTTAAACCAATTTCAGTAGGTCTTTGACCTTCAATAAGTGTTAGGTTTTTCCAGTCTGGAGCTAAATCGTGTTTTAAACTTGAATATTTTAAGTAAGGTAAAACTTCTTTAAAAATATCTTTATAAGGAGCTTGAGGAAGTTCTAATTTCTTAAGATATTTTATAATGCTGTTCCTTTCACCAAATCTTTATTTATCATACCATGACCAGATGATAAGATGCACATTAATCTATTTTCAGCAGGCATCTGTTCTAAAAAAGTATAACTACGAGTTTTAGAATTATATGTTAAAGTAGCCATAACCTGTGTTTCACCTTTTCCTGGTGTTATAGCAGATACTTTACCTACTAAAATAGGTATTTCTCCAAATTTCTTTTCCATTCTAGCAAGTATAGTATCCATTCTTCCGCAAATTACTGGTTTAGTACTATGAATAACTTGATTTAATGGTATGTCCCTTCCACTAAAAGGATTGCCAAAGGGATCTTCTTTCTGTATTTTTTGTAATTCTGTCTGCGGTTCTGTGCCTATCTCAGCTGATTCAGTTGTTTGACATCCCACTAAGACGAGCATCGTCAGCAGTATAGTTGTATATTTTTTCATCTTTCGATAACTCCTCTAATTTTTTCTCAATATCACACAATCTCTGCTCTAACTGTGGGAATTTTTTCATACGTTCTTGTTCGTCTGTTAAAATTTTTATTCCATATCTTTTAGAAGCCCAAGTATATAATGAATCTATTTTATTATAAAACCAAATACCTAACTTAGTATCTCTAAACCAAGCATCTGTAGCAGAGCCTAATATACTACCTGCTATCGAACTAACCATCCAAAACCACATTAATGTAATCTCTTTTCGTTGTGCAAATTAACGCTTATAAGTCTGTCCCGCAAATAATTATAGACAATTTCTAACTTGTCAAATTCATTTCTTAATCTTTCCTCTGGACGATGTTGCAGAAGATCATTCTGAGCTGACCTAATCAACATCATCTCAGAGGCGATTATATCCTGATATTTTCCAATAAATTCTTTTTCACTTATCATAATTTATATTATACCAAAACTAACCAAAAAGCAAATCTATTCTGACTTCCAAATATTATAAATACCCCATGCGAGGGCGCCCCAAACTACTACTTTCATAAGAGGCATGATTCCAAGTATAACAAGTACTGCTGGAACACCAATAATTAGTCCATTCCAACTTGACCGTTCCTTAAATCTATCTGTAATCCAACTCATAATAATCTCCTTAATTTTTACGCATATTAGCTAGTGGATTTTCAAGAGCTTTTTTAACTCTTTCATTTACAGAATTTTTTAGCTCTTTCATTTCAGCCTTTATACGTTGGTCAAGATTATCCATATCGTTTCGTAATTGTTCTCTTCGTTTGTCAAAACGATCTGAATTGTCCGTAACCATTTTCCTAACCTTTTTATCGTTAGTTTCAATACTATTACGGACTAAACGAAATGCGTCTTTTCCACGTTTTTCAATGTCATCAATTTGTTTTGACATATGATGCATTTCATCCTTTAAATCACGTTTTATGTCTTTAGTATAATCTCTAGCATCATCAGTAGATTGTCTTAAAACAACCATTTCTTTATGTAAAACAGCTAATTTTTTCTCAAAACCAGATAAATCTGGTGCGGTATAGGACTCGATTTGTTCTCTCATATCCATATAATCTTTATAAAATTCAAAACCTGCCCACAACCCACCACCTAATGTAGAGAGTAACGTGAATAAAATTACTATTTTACCACCTTTAAATTTTACACCTCCAACTTCTACTTCGGCCATTTTTTTCTCCTTTTATTTATCTTTATCAGGAAATTTTATTTTCACAAGTGGGGGTTTCCCTGTAGATTTATATCTATTCTTTTGTTTTCCTCTCTCGGAAATCCACGCCCGATATATCATATTACGTGCTTCTCTTGCTTGTTCTCTACCTTTTTCTGTATCTGGATACCAAACACTACCTGCTCTAATCACTAGAAAATCCAAGGAATTTTGCCTTTACTTGCATAAGATAGCCATCCCCATAGAGCCATAAAAGATAATGCTACAACAGTTATTTGCCAAGTCCATTTCCAAACAGATGCCCACATATCATGACTTTCTTTAGCATGTATTTTGTCCATCTCTTTTTGTCGCGCTTGTTGTTTTTTAAATTCTTCTATTCGTTTTTTTCTTAAAGCAATAATTTCATCCCAAGTATCAGGACCAAAACGTCTATTAAGCATCCTTTTAGTTGCTGCAATCTGTTCTTCAATCTGTTTCTGCTCAATTACTTCAGCAGTAATAGCTGATAGAGATACATCCTCATCTTCATCATGTAATTTTTTACCTAGATAATTTCTCCATTCTTTATTACCTTTTTGTTTTTCTTTTTGTTGATTTGCGGCACGGCGTGATTGATCGTATCCCTTAAATAAATCATCTAAATGATGAGCAATATCATTTACATCTTTAGCAGTATCAATAGCAGATTTAATACCAGATACAGCTGATTTGGCTAAGGAAATTCCTACTAATATTTCTGCAACCATTATCTATACTGACTTTCAATTAGAGAATTCATTAAAGCTCCTTGTTGTAAATCTAAAATAGCAGAATAAGGATCAATTAATTGAGTAGTATTATATATATCAGTACTTGCATACCATGTACTTGCATCTTGTAATAGAGGGGCTCCTGTATTTATATTAGCACCTATAGAGTTCATTAAAGCTAACTGAACAGCTTGTGACGCAGCACTCTGATCCATTTTCTGAATAATTTTAGCAACAATTCTAGTAGCTATTTTCTTTTTCTTCTCACTTTTAGATTTTGATGATTTATCAGAGGATTTGCTATCTTCTGAAGAATCACCAGATGTTTCTTTAACTTCCGCAGCTACTTCTGCCTCAACTTCTGCTTCTACCTCTGCCATTTGTGTTTCAACTTCAGCAGCAGGTTCAGAAGATTCTATACCTGTATCTAAAGTAGGTGGTTCTATATTACTTTCCATAGTAGGTGTTGCAGGTACTACAGGTACAAGCTCCGCCATTCCTACTGATTCTGTAACAACTTCATTACCTACAGGATCAGTAACTACTACCTCTAATACCCCTGTATCATTAGTAACATCTATAGAATCTAATACAGTATTAAGAGCTGCTTCCATAGCTTCTAAAGCTGCTGTTGTAGCATATGTAGCTGTTAAAGATGCATTATCAAATCTTGGACCACCATATTGATTATTCGTTGTGATACCACTATCTACACCAAATAAAGAAAATGTAGCAAGTGCACTAGTATATTCATTTTCTGGTACAGTACTAGTAAATGTATAAGTATTTCTATCCCACCCTGACCAAGTAATTTCCTCATATCTTTGAGAAAATGTATTAAGTACAGTACCTACACTATCTGTAATAGTTATATTAATCTCAAAAGTATCTCTGCAATCTCCTTCAGTTGCCGCACAAGCTGGAACAGTAGCATTACTACTGTGACTATATACATCAGCTTCATAATTAAGATCAAATCCATGATTAATTTGATCTTGTGTCATCTCATTAAATAAATCTACTGTTTGACTAACTATTCCACCTTTTGGATCTGATCTATCATTTCCTGTTTTTAAAGCATTACCTCCTGCGGGGCCACAAGTATTGCAAACATAAACATCACCATTTTTAGTCCAATTAGTTGGTGAGGTACTATTTGTATTAGATTCAAAACCTCTATTATTTAATAACTGTCCAGATGTTTGTGTATCATGTCCATCATCTGCATTAGAAAAGGAGGGGAAGGCAAAGAGGATTACCAACAAAACAACTAACCCCCAAAATACCGGCACCCAATACCGCGAAAGGTATTGTATAATCATGTTCCATATCTTCATCATCAGAGTAGTCATCTAGTTCTCGTTTTCCTGAGTCCAGTCGTCGTTCGTCCGTTCCTCGTTTAACTTTTTTTTTGAGTTCATAAGCTGTGAACCAGAAGGAATATCTCCTGCATTATCTTTCCATGCTGTCATAGCATCTGTACCAATTTTACCTTTATAAGGACAAGGAGTACCTGCCATAATCATTGCATCGAAAACACGAGCATCCTGACATAAAGTAGAAACTGCTGCTACTTTCATACCCATTCCAAATAGAGAACGAGCAAGTTTAAGCCTCTCACAATTTTCATCTGTGATGGTCATACCAGAAGCTATACCTAAAATTTGAGTTTGAACACCTGCACTAAAAGCGGATTTACAAACATCACTATTGTTAATTACTATACTAGGGGCTGCTGCTGTAGGAGGTGTTTTATCTACAGTAACAGTGGAAGTTGTAGAAGTAACTGTATCAGCTGCATATGCAAAAGTGCCTCCAAAAATGAAAGCACTAACGAGCAAAATTGACAGTATTGATTTTTTCAACTAATTACTCCTTCTTTTCTTTACTCCCCTCCTCTTTGTTTGGTCCTGTTGCCTTTTTATAAAAGATAATTATCTCTTTTTGTTGTAGAATAAATCGTTTTATTTCCTGCATATTTAATGCAAGTAGTTCATAGGTTTTTGGCGTGATTGCATAAAAAACATATTCTTCTGTATTTTGTTCTTTTCTTAATCCTGTCAAATACTCCTGTAGATTATCTTTATTTACAACATCAAAATGTAAATTATCAAGTAGTAGAGGTTTGGGATCGGAGGGGGCGATAATCCTGGTCTCTACTGGTTTTGAGAATACATCTAGTCTCTTAACGCTATCACAGCCGGAAAGCACTAAAAAACTACTTAGTAGGAGTAAGCTGCTTAGGGTTTTTATGACCACTTATTTCCTCCAATTCTATAATTAATCTTTTAGTACCTCTATTTATTCTTCTTTCCATATCTTTCGGTTTAGCCCTACTTAATTCTTCTAAATCATGCCTTCTGAGTTTTGAAGCAAGTTTTTTATATCCAGATTCCGCATCTGATAACTTAGCTGTAAGATCACCAACTAATGCAGCTTGCTTATTCATATTTTCTTCCATAGCTGAGATAGTAGCTTTTTGCGTTTCAACAGCGAGTTCAGCTTTAGCCGCGTTCTCGGTTAAGATCGCAATCTTCTTTTGACTATCTTTATAATATAAATAAAAGCCTCCCGCCATTACCATTATAACAATAAGGAGGACACCAGCCAATTTCATTCCCATATAGCAATTTTACAGGCATTAGATAGCACTGTCAAATTTTAATTTTGATTTTGGTATTCGGGGTCAGGTATTGTAACACCGTGTAAAGGATCAGGACAACCAGTTACTAACATAAGAAATAATTCATTAACACCAATTACCGCATTAACACTAACTTTATATTTTTCTTGCAACCATTTATCTTGTAGTTTATATGCTAATTTTTCTAATTGTCCTGTGCAATGTACTTTTTCATATTCTCCATTATGAAATTGCATATGATGTACAAGTTCATGAAATAATACAGATTGATCATGTATTGTTTCAATGTCAAAACCTTTGCGTACTATAATCTCATTATTTTCATGATTATATAATCCTAAAGGAATAGCTTCTCGTTCCATTTCATCTAAATCCCAAAACCGTTGTACAGAACAAATATCTTCATTGATTGTTGGAACAGGATCGTTATCACAACCATATGCAAATTTTTTAATTTCAAGAGGACTAAGATATGATACTGCTGGTAATTCTGGAATCGTATATCCAGTATGTTGAGATATCCACAGCATCATCGCTGTCATAAAAACTTTCAAGTCATATCGCTCCACTTACTTAATTTATCAAGTTTAAACTTAACTCTTTCTTTTACTTGTTTTTTTGAAAGCAGTCCATTTTTAATTATTAAATCAATCATACATTGAACATCACCAACTTCTTCTAATAATAATTTTTGTGCACTAGAACTACCTCGTAATTGTTTAGAGCATGCTTGGGTAAGTTCTCCACATTCTTCCATTGTGAGAACCATTAGTTGTTCAAATTTATTCATAAGTTAAAATCTTCCGAGTAATCTTGCTATTGGGTGAACAAAAGGCAATAGAGTTAATGCCATAAACATATTAACACCTGTATGTGCCATAGCTATACGCAATGTATCTCCTTTCGGTATACCATCTGATACAAAAAATCCAGCTAACCATATAGTTCCGGTAGTACCGATATTTGCACCTAATACACACGCTATTGCAGCAGGTAGAGGTACAGCTCCAGATGCAACAAGTGCAATAATTGCTGTAGTTGATAGTGAGGAAGATTGCCATAATAGCGTCATAACAATACCTCCAATAAACATCCAATAAGGATTATGAATGAAGAAAGATAGATGATCCATATTTCCCATAGCCTTCATTCCTCCAGAGAACATTTTTAGTCCAATATAAAAAACCACCAATCCGACTAAGGCGGTAATTACGGGATTTCCTAATTCCATTTTACATACCTTCTTTATTAATTGTTTATTCATGTAGTTCCCTCAAAAATGGCATCGTCTACTACAGAAGAGTAGTTTGTTAATGTAATTTCCATATCAGCTATGGAATCTTGATCAGAGTCTATTTGTAAAAGTTTAGTGCTTGAATTAAATGCTGTCACAGATGGAGAAGAAGAAAATGAACTTAAATCAAGTTTGTCATATGAAGTAAAATCAGTAATAGTATCACCCGAATTAGAGGGCGAATCAGATGTAGAATTATAAATAAATTTATCAGAACCACTACCCCCACTAAGAGTATCTGCTCCAGATCCTCCTATGAGGTTATCGTCCCCATATAATCCAAAAATAGTATCATTACCTTCTAAACCTTTAAGTGTATCATTATTCGCTGTTCCTGCTACAATATCATTAGATTCAGTACCTTGTATTATATTAAATCCATCTGTAATTAAAGATGCTGCAAATTGTAGTATATTAGGTGCATAAATGTCTTTAAAATTAGGTTTGTATCCATTAAGATAGAAATCAAGTGGAATGGATGAATAAATTACAGCACCTTCTCCATACTTATAAGCAAAATCAACTATCTCATCTCTGTCACTAGTATCTAATAATGCAATAGAATCATCAGGTAATGTATCTTTTTTAGTGTATCCATGATTAGAACTATTACCTCCATCTATTGAAGTATCTGTAAGAAAGCCTCCTGGCCCCTCACCCAATACTGTAGTTTCGTCTATTATATCTATCTTTCGACTATTTGTAAACTTTCTTTCTATTTCAGCTGGTTCTTCCCCGAATAAAATATTCTCTGCATTTCCTACTTGACGGTCATGTATTACTAATATCATACCCTCATCAACACGTTCCTTAATACGATCTATTGCATTTTTATATTCATTACCATGAGAGCTATTAGATGGATTAATTGCCCAAAGTATGTCTACATTTGCAAGTTCTGTCTCCGAAAGAGTAGTCATTTTTACCGCAGTATGTCCAGCATCTTCTATAGGTGCTACTTGTTTAGAAAGTCCTTGCCCATTACTCATCGAGTAATAACCTATATTCATAGCTGCATTTATAGTATCACCTGTACTTCCAACTCCTAATAAATTTGGTTGCGGTTCAGATGAAGTTTCTTCTTCTACTTCTACTTCTTCTTCTACCTGTTCTATAACTAATATAGGTGCTGCCATAGCTCTAGCCATAGCCATAAATTTTGGTGCTTCTACAACTTCAGGAACAAAATATTCTATTATAGGTTCAGGTTCTTTATAATGTTCAACTATATCTTGAATAACTATTATAGGTTCTGCTACTATTGGAGCAACAAATGCAATAGGAGGAGGAGCCATCATAATAGGTTTTGGGGGTTCTGCAATAACTTGAGGAGCTTCTATAGGAGCTGCTTCAACAATTACAGGTTTTTCCTCCATTATTTGTGGTTCTTTTACTGCTTCTTCTTTTGGGCCTTCTTCTACTGGCCCCTCCTCTATTGGCGCTTCTTCAAGAGGGGCTTCTTCTAATAAGGGTTTTTCTTCAATAATGGGTTCGCCCTCAGGGGGAGCTTCTTCTCCACCTCCGGCTTTATTATCCCCTTCAGCAGGCTCATTCTCTTGCTTATCTGCTCCATCTGGTTTTGCGTCAGCGTCAGGTTTTCCATTCCCTTTATCCTCCACTGGGGGTCCAGCACCAAACTGTTCGAATTGTTGTTCTTGGACTTTGAGTTCTTCATTAGCAACCTCAACTTTCTCAATAGCTTTTTCAACTATTTCTTTAGCTTCTTGGATTTCTTGTTTAACTTCTTCTACAACTTGAGCTTTTTCTTCTGCAATTTGTTCTAACTTTTGTGCTTCTTCAATAGCTTCTTGATCTCCAGATTCTTCTGCAGCAGCTTTTGCTTCCTTAGCTGCTTCTTTTGCTTCCTCTGCTTCTGCCTTAGCCTGTTCTGCTTCTTGTTGTTTTTCTTGAACTTCAGCTTCCGCAGCTTTTGCGTCATTAGTAGCTTTTGCAACTACTGTAGTAGATAGAGTTGTTAAGGTTTTACCGTAGCTTTTTTGTATTTGTTGAGTAGATAATATTTTTGGAGGGGGAGGTGCTTGTGTAGAACTAGTTAATTCTACTGTCGCACCTACTTTATTTAGTACAACTGAGCCACTTGCATTAGTCATTACTAATTCGCCAATTATTGGCTTGCCATCTGTACCCATTTCTGGTAACAATGATATACTATTCTCAGCACCTTCTTTTGCAGCAACACCTGCAACTTTAGTACCTCGTATTCCAATTACGCCTACAGGTGTACCAACTGACATTCCTTCTGGGTCAGTTTTTGCAATCTCACCAGAGATAAAAGAAAAAACACCTTGAACCATATTAGCTGCAAATTTACCTTCTTGACTGTCTGCATTATAAACCATTTCATCAATAGTCATTTCTCCATCTTCACCAAGAGAAAATACAGTATCATCAATAAAAGTAATACCTATCGAACCATCAGCACCTGTAATAATCGTATCACCCTGCATAATAGAATCATTTATACTAAGTATAATTTTTTCACCATTACGCAGTATATATACTGTACCTTCTACAGTATCAACACGACCAATAGCATCTGCTTCTTGAGCATATAACTCTTTAGAAACAAAAACTAACCATAATCCATATGTTATTCTTTTCAGTAAGCGCCGCAGCACTAAATATTTCTCATCCTATCAACAAGTCTCTCAGCTCGAGCACCTACTTGTCGATACCAACGAGAATCAACCATCTCGTCAGCAGCACGATTCCAATCTTCAGAATCAACGCCAGCTTTCATACCCTTAAACTTAGAAAGTCTAGGATAACCAAGATTAAACATCATATTTGCAATTATTTGTTGAGCTTCTTCTGGCAAATCGCTAAAGTTTTCGTAAAGTTTGTCGCAGTCTGACAAGACGCTTTCGATATCTGATTCGAAGGCTTTAATACATCTAGCTTCATCAACTGCTGTTCCCACGTCCCAACCGGCTTCGGGATCTGTTTCTCTGACCAAGTGACCGATACCAAAAGTAGGATACCCAAGGTGATCAAGATATATTTCATGAACAACTCCTTCATCAATCTCCAGTTGCTCTCTTAATTTTTGTATGTCCATTATAAAATGCTTCCTTTGTAATAAAATTAGGTGTTGGAGGTTCTAGTAATAAAGGTTTTTCTACTATACAGTACAATTTAGTAAAATATATTTTATTAATCTCACCTTCAAGACTTGTAAATACAGTTGTAAGTTTTTCAATAGTTCCTCCAACTTTATCAAATGAAAAACCACATAAGTATAATTTTGTAAATCCAAGTTTTAAAAGTGTTCCAATAGCTAAAATTCCGGTAGATAATCCCTGAGTACGGGGAAATAATTTATCTTCATCTATTAATAAAAGTCTTCCACTATCAGCGTATCTTTCATAAGCTCTAATAGGGGTAAATATTATTTGAGTATTAAATCCTTCTGTATGTTCTTTAACAATCTTATCTATTATAGGTTCATCTTGTGCAAATATTAAATGGGAATTTGGAAAAGATAAATTACAAGATACTGTAAATATATTATCAGGTACTTCCTTAATTAGCTTTCTTGTTGGACCACTACCAAATATTATTGCTTCCATCTGTTATACTATAGTTGCTTCATTACCATATGCAACAACAAGATTAAATGGCATAACCCATCTTTCCCCTTCACACTTATATGGATAAACAAAATGTTGTAACCATGAAGGCCATAAATAAGTATCTCCTACTTTTGGTGCAATTTGGTATTGATTTGTATAAAAAATAGTAGGACTACCGTGTAGAAAATGTAAGTTACCTCCTGAATCCCTTTCCATACCATCAGGAATTTTTAAATAAAGTAATCCAGAAAGATGACAATCTGTATGAAAATGAGCAGGATTAAAATCTCCAGGATTCATTCTTACAATCCATTCAGATACTATTTGTGCATTTGGTTCTTTAGCAAAATGTTCTTTCTGTATATCGTTATAAAGTTTTTGTTTTTTAATAAAATCTTTTTTAGCATATTTAATTGCTAAACCTTCAATCCAGTAATTAATTTTCTTTATAGCTGGAAGTTGTGGAACATGAACTTCATTTGTAACATTACCTACTAAACCTTTAGATGCATCTAGTCTGACACATAGTTCATCATCTTTAAAAATCGAATCACTTGTCTCAAGTAACATCTCAATGTATTCTTTAGGACATTTAGTTTTAAGAATAGCCACATCAAAAGGCGTAATCCAGTCAATTTTTTGTTTCATATTTTTCCTGCTATGTATTCTGCTAGTTTTTTATGTGCCGTAGCATTAGGATGCTTACCGTCCGGCCAATATAAATCAGGTCTTGATCTCATGTATTTTTTCTTATTAGCAAATATATCCATTTGTTTTAATAAAGAATTTCTTTTTGCTTTATCTCCTTTTACAAAATCTTTGTAATACTCCCACATACTTTCCCATCCAAAAACTTGTGTATCTACATAACTAGAATCAAAAAACTCTGCAACACTAGGAAGTGTAAAAATAGTTTTTAATGCTAAACCTTTACCACCAATCTTAACTAATCCTCCTATTAAAATAAGTTTTGATTGCCATACTTCTAAAAGATCATAAGTAAATTCATTTGCTATAAGTCCTTGAGAAAATAGATCATATTCTTTAAAATTTTCTTGTGAGAATCCATATTTATTTGGTCTAGTTGGATGATCTTCAAGTTGAAAAGAACGTAATCCACAAGTTTTAAAAAATATTATATAATCAGCAAGATCATAAAATTGTTTAACTACTACACAACTTTCTAGGTCATCCCAACCAGGATTAGGTAAAGAAATTATTGTAAAATCTGTATAATACTCTAAATAACCACCTATAGAATGTTCTGAACGCCATTGAAAAGGATCTTCTTTTGACTCATCCCATTCACCGGCTGACCAAGAATCTCCAGTAACTACAACAATCTTATCTTTTTTAGGTAAATCAACAAGAGCTTTTTCAACATCTTCTCGTAGATTCATTATTTCAATAGATGATAATAGTTCTCTTTGAATTCCTATCATTCATTAAGTAAGCCTCTAAGCTTCTCCCTATTAAAAAAATGAGCTTCCTTAATTTCTTCTTTAGATTGTCCTTCGTAGGCTACTGCATAATGTTTATTAACTAGAACCTTACAAAGAGTAGTCCAAGAGTCTGTTTCAGCCTCATAAATAACAAAATCACCTAAGATGCGACCGAATTTTCCTCGTTCATCTTTACTCGTTCGCAAGGTGACAGTCGATCCAACCGGACAATAACTTTCGACCATTTCTTTTGCGAGAAGTCCGAATTTCTTTTCTTCCAAATCCCGTGTGCGGGACTCGGGCGTATCAATCCCAGCCAATCTAATACGTTGATTAGATAAAAGAATATCGAAGCCAAGATCAATATCAACATCAATGGTATCACCATCAACCACTTTAATAATTCTACTTTTGTATTCATACATTTATCTATTTTCCCATACTGCATTTTCTCTCATCGGATTAGCAGGATCTCTACCCATCCAAGTACCCCATTCTGCATAATAGTGACGCATACCCACTTCATCATGAATAGTATCACCTTCTTTTCTACCATGTAAAACATGACGATATTCTGTTCCAGGAGCCATTGCAACACCTTGACCAGCTATTCCAATCAAATCTTCATGTAAATTACGGCCAAATGGCCCCCAAATTGTATTATGATGTTGTATACGTTGTGCTCTTTCTTCTGGTGTATCTTTTTTTAAACCAAATCCTCTAAATTCAATCATTACTTTATTTGGAGCTAATGGTGTAACAATATCTGTGCGCAAAGCACTTCCACGTAAATTAACATTCATACCAGGAAATAAATCTACCATATACCACTGATTTGGTGGTAATGTTGGAAAACTTAATGCTCCTCTATCCGCACCATCAAACTTATCATATTGTACTTCAAAACTTCCTACATTTACATGACCGTTTGGAAATCCTGTATTTTTACGAGCAAAATATTCTTCGTTGAAACCTGTGATTCGATTAAAATAGTGCATATAATCATGATAGAACTCACTATTAGTATCATGCCATAATTTATAATTACTTCCTATAATACCCTTATGATAATGAAATACTTCAAGCGGTTCAGTATCAAGTGCAGATTGAATACAATCAAATGCACCAGCAGCCCATTGTTCTACATCCATAGTAGGATTAGGGTCAAGTGTTACCCACACCATACCACCATATTTAACTTCACAATGTAATTCTGTACAATTTTCCAACCATGTAGTATCATCTAAATTTCCAGCTACAGATAAATTATAAGGATTTTCATATGCGCGGACACCCTCTTTTAAATTAATCATAATAACAGGTTGTTCTGCAATAGATGATGTTCGATAATCGTTTATTTCTGGTATTTCTGATTCATGACAAATTGGTATGTAAACCTTCTTAAAAATCTTTTCTATTTCTTCATGATAGATGTCCCAGTCACTATATATACGACTATCAATATAATCAATAGTGGGTTTTTTTAACCATTGAGTGTGTTTACGTGCTGGCATTGGAATCTCCATATTTCTTTTTTAATTCCATAATTTTATTCCACTGTCTTGAAGTAACTTGAGAATAATTAGAATTATTTTGAAATCTAATACAACCCATTATAAAATTCTTTTCCCAGTCAGTCAATGGTTTTTCATCGAAAAACCGTTTAAGTTTACTATTAATTCTTTTCGTCATCTTTTGGCATTTCATAAATATAAGGATCAAGTTTAGATAACTTACGTTTTTTAAGCCAAAATTTTATTTCAAAAATTATTTCATGCAGCCACGTTAACATCGTAATCCTCCTCTGGTGTAGTGCATAATGTTATTCTTATATCATTATTTAAATTTAATACTCTATGTTCGTTTCCTGATCTTATAATATAACTATAACCATCTTTATAAAAATATCTTTTATCTTTAAATTCTATAAAACTATCTTTAGTACTTATTGCGGTTATAATAGATTTATTAAAATCTTTATTATCAGAATCTGTATGCCAATCAATAGAGCTTTTTACTTCTAAAACAGAGATATAAGAATGTTTAACCACTCGTATGTTCGTATGTTCTTTAAGAATTTTAATCCAATTACTAATACAAGGTAATTTTTTTAATAAAGGTGAAGAACTATAATTTTTTATTATATCAAAACTTTTCCATCCTGGACTCTTATCATATCTTTGTTTAAATAAAGAATTTTTTCCATTAGTATATAAAAATTTAATTTTATCTATGTCTGTCTCTAAAATAGGTAGGGGAATTTGTTTAACATTTTTCATATTGATTTCTTCTTAATTTTAAATCAGATAAAAAAGGAACAGCACTAGTTTCAAAACATTGTGGATCTTTTCCTTCAACTGTAATTAATATAACAACATCTCTAATTCCTGTACCAAACATTTCATTATGTGCAACAGCATAAGCGCAACATTGAATAAAATAATCTTTTATTTGTTTAATATACTTTGTTTTTTTAGAAGTTTTAAAATCAATTATTGTAGGTTTTCCTTTCCAAATACCTACCATATCACACCTACCAGCATATTTATACTTATTACTCCATAAAATTTGTTCTTGTCCCCAAATCTCCTCTACCCCTGTCTCTGCTATTTTAATTAAATCCTTAGACATTTGAACTACATCATAATTTTGTTGTACTAAATCTCGATGTATATCTTCTCCATTAAAATATCTTTCTGCATATTCATGTACTAAAGTTCCACGATCAGTTGCTTCTTTAGAAATTCTAGCAGCTTCTTCCTCTCCAACTCTATCTTTCCAAGCCTGCAACCAAGGATTATTTGCTGTTTTACCAAGCACTGTTGTAATAGATGGGTAATCACCATCAGGAGTAAAGTATGTTCTACCTGTAGGAAGAGTATCAACCTTCATATCATAAGTATACTTATATTTTTTATTATGAGGAATATCCATATTAATCATTAGAAAAGATTTACCTCATTCTTAAAATCTTCTACACTATTAACAATGGGTTTTCCTTTCGCATTTAAACTAGTATTTATAAGAATAGGCGCACCTTTACTAGTAGTAATTTCTAAAATTTTATTTAAAAAAGCATTACTTTTATTATTTACTAATTGTAATCTTGCAGTATCATCATGTGTTTTAAATTTATCTGTTCCTGTATAGGCTATAAAAAGCATATCATAGGAAGGTTGATATATATCAAATAGATCTTCTGCTATATAATCTAAACAAATTGGAGCATACGGACGCCAATTGTCATTAACTCTTTTCTTAATATTATTTAATTTTGTAATATTAACATCAGTAGGTAAACATAAAAGACTTCTATTTCCTAAAGCACGCGGGCCAAATTCTGCTCTACCATTAATTACGGGAACTACTTCACCTTGTAGTAGCTTAAAAGCAATATCTTCTGGATTTTGATTAAGAGAATCATTATAGCCTAAAAATGGCCCTTCCCATAAGGGTCTTTCTATTAGTGCAGCAGCACCCAGAGATGTTCCTGCATCTCCTGCAGCTGGTTGTATAGCAATATCATTAAAATTAGTATAACGTATTAACTGTGTATTAGCAACACAATTTAATGCTACTCCTCCTGCATATGCTAATTTAAATTTTCCTGTTTCTTTATGTAGCCAACCAGCTAGATTAAGTAAACATTCTTGTAGTATTTCTTGAGCAGAAGCTGCAACATCCCAATCTAGAGCACCTACTCCAATTCCTCTTCGTAAATCTTGAAGTAATGTATAATCTCCTATTTCTGTTGTAATAATTTTTTCTTTAGCATACTCTGTCCATTTAGGTTCCCCATATGCTGCCGCAGACATAATTTTTTCTTCATCCATTAGGGGAGTAAATCCTAAAAATCTAGTAATTGTCGAATAAAATAGCCCTAAACTATTAGGATATTCAAATCTTTTAATCCAAGTAATATTATTATTTTCATATACTCCTAAACTAGTAGCATATCTTCCTCCAACAGAATCAACAACCATAACAGCACAATCTTCCCAGTCTGTAGTAAGTACAGCACTCATAGCATGACATTCATGATGCTCCATAAATTCTATTGGATATTTTCCAGGTATAGCTGCTTTAATATCTCTTTTAATAGCTTGTCGTTCTTTAAAACCTTTTTTCTCATAAAAAACTACAGCATCAACTTGTTCTTGTTGTTTTCTAATCCATCTTAAAGTTTTAACAGGAAAATTACTATCATACTTTTTTCTGCTAAATCTTTCTTCATGAGAAGCTGCTTTAATAAGATGATTTTGTATATGAGCAGCAGCTGAATCATGATGATAAGCACTAATTCCTATTATATTCATAGTAAATCCTTATCCATTTAAATACTCTATAGTAATTAATTTTATATTTCTAGGTCTATCTTTTACATAAAATCTATTAAATTTTTCTTCATCGAAAAAAGAAAATTTATGTTGTATTTTATAATCTAAATTAATAATAACTCCAACCCAAAGATCAAAATAAAGTTTATTTCTTGCAGCAACCATATGTGATTTAGTTTCGTATTGAAAAGTGCATAATAAAATATTATGTTGTGCTGGTATTAATAATTCACTTGCAACTAAAAAAGACGCATGCATACAGTTTTGTAAAGACTTATTATAGCGTGCTCCTAACTTTTCAATTCTATTATATATCCACATTAAAATATCTTTTATATGTATTCTCTAAATCTTTTTTAGTTTTATCTTTATAATAAGGGTTATCAATAAAAGTAACTATTGCCCAACGGTTTTTAGTTATCATTGGTTTAATTCTATGTACCATAAAACAAGGAGTTATAACAACCTTTCCAGGTTCTGGATATATAGTAGCTAATATCTCAGTTGGTTCTGGTGCGCTAAACTCTGTTTGTTCTACTCTTTCCCCATTAGGATTCCAATTACCTACTTGAAAAGGTTGTCCATCTGATAAATATATAATTTCAGACCAATATCGTTCAGGTCTAGGACAAGAAAGTTCTCCATTAATATAATTCATATTATCGAAGTGCCATTCATAACCTTCACCCGGTTTTAATAAAATAACTTTATAACCAGCAAAATTAGCATACCATTGATGGCCGAAATTACGAATTTTAGGTTCACACTTTTTAATAATCTTTTCTGCATTTTTTGCAATTGTTTTATTAAAATTAATTGAGATTGAGTTTAGCCAGTCTCCGTTAATGTAATCTTCCATCTATTCTGAATCTCTTCTTTTAATTTCATTGCAAAAATAGTATGACCTATCTGATTAGTATGTCCTCTGCCATCAGGATAGTCTTTTCTATAATCACCAAAATACTCCCACCAAATACAAGGATTATCTTTTAAAAAATCATGTTCTAATATATTAGGACGATAAATTGGAATTAATAATAAGTTATCGGGTTTACATCCTTCTATAGCAGCTTTAATAAATAATGCATTAGTTCTCCAGTACCAAGGCATTTTAGTAAATTTTTTAAACCAAATATCTCTTGTCATTTTACCCCAGATATTACCTTCTCCCCAATCGTATGGAACTAGATAACTTCCATCTCCTTTAGGATCTGCACGGTGATGATGCCCAATTAACCAAATAACTTTAAAAGCCTTGACAAGTCTTTTTGATATGATATACTCAGATTGAGCATCTAATGTGATTCCAGGATGTTCCCAACGATTAGTAAGGTTTAGTAAATCAAATGCAGACTTTGATGCTTCATAACTTGGTATTGACCAAGAATTTCCAACAACAAAAATACTATCTTCAATGTTCATAATAGCGTGTGGAGATTCCTTTACTCGTGGTGAAGGACTTGATAATCAAGACCAAATATATGCTCATATATTAGCTAAAAAACTAAATGCAAAAATTAAAAACCTCTCTCAAAGTGGTGCATCAGAGTACTTAATATTATCACAGGTTGAGGAGGCTGTCAAGTTAAAACCTGACTTGATACTAATCGGGCATACAAGTGAATATAGATGGCAAACTTGGAACTATAGAAGTAGCCACTGGCAAGGGTTTATAGTAGCTAATCACGTTTTAGAAAATAAAAAATATTATCGTAACTGGATATTATCTCAACAACTTTTAAATAGCCAAAGAAAAAATACAGACAAACATCAAGCAGCATGGCACGCAGCAGGAATGTTATACTTCTCTGATGAAAAAATAGTACAAAATTTATGGGAAGGAGCAGTAGCTAAACAAATATTATTATGTGAACGTAATAATATAAAACATAGTCATGTATGTTGTTTCCCTCATCTATATCCTAATTTAAAAGAATTAACAGATAATCATATACCAATTCATTTTGATTTAGAAAAACATAAAGATCCTGCTAATGATAGTTCTCACGCGGGACCAACTTCTCATTTAAGGGCTGCACAAATGTTATTTAACAGGCCAGAAATAAGGCAAATCTGAAGATTCTTTCCAACCATATTTTCCATAAAATTCAGGATCTTTTCTTAGTAGATTTGATCTATGACTAGCATGAACTTTTTCATCACCAAACCAGGGTGGATAATCATCTTCATCTAGATCACCTACATCTATAATTTTCATTGTATTTTTATATCCGCGATCTTTCCATAATATAATAGAAAGATTCATATATTCTGTAAGTGCTTTTTCGTATCCACGCCACATTTTAGTAGCAGGATGATTATACCAGCCAGCTGTTGTTTTCATAGCATTAAGTAATTGCATAGATTCAACTCTTTGTTTACCTAAACGTCTATAGTCAAGACAATCTAAGGATAAAACAAAATCATCATAAGGAAGAAAAGTTTGCATTTATAATAATCCAAGTCCTGTGCATATAGGCATTATTCCGTCAAGATACATTATAAAAAATGCTTCGAGAGCGTAAGGCCATAATGCTATCATTATTTCAATAACTAATAATATGAGTAAGAATATGAGTAGCTTATGTAACACTATCTAAAAGCTCATTAAACTCATTCCATTTTTCTTCTTCTTCAGCGCGGGAGTTCTTTCTCATAACATTAGCAACACGACGTGCAACGGGAATTTCTATACCGTATTCAGATTTTATATCTTTAAGACGGGACGATATTGCTTCGCGAGCAGATTCAATCTGAATAAGTAAATCTACTACTTTTTCAAATTCTTGTTTTAATTCACTATTAGTTTGCGGCTGCATTTGATCCTTCTATTACTCTAAAGTTTTCACGAATATGTTCTGGTCGTTTTCTAATTAATTTTTCTTTTTCAAAATCGTCCATAACATCCTTAAACATATCAAGTGCCTCTTCGCCACAGTCACTAAAACCATCGTCACTTGATAATTCTGCAATTAACATTTTTTGATGTAAAAGATTAAACGCGCTTACAAGGTTAGCCGCGCCAATTTCGCGTGACCCCTCGTAGTCTCCCTCCGGTCGAGGGTTTCTAAGTTCATAAGAGCCAACTTCCCATATAGAACCTTCTTCATCATCAAATACATCAATAGGCATTGACGATATAACTTTCCAAACTAATTTTTTCGCTTTATTTTTTGTTATATGCACGTTATTCTCCTTTGTCACTACGTGACCCAGTCGTCCTTATGAGGAGTGACTTGGAACCACATTAGTGATTTAGACACACTTCTGACGAAGAGTTCATTTGATGTTTTAGCCATTGCATCTCGAAACTCTTGTTTGAGTCTAAGATAAGGATTTTTTATATTTGATACTGGAACAATAGAATCAAGCGTTGAATTAATTTGATTCCAGTGATCACAACGTGAAGAATAAGCTGGCGAAGAATTAAGATATCTTTCTGTTTCTGAAAGTTTTGGTGATATTTCACACCAAAGATCATGATACAAAGTATCTTTTTCTTCAGCAGTTATATCTGCAATTGTAATTCGCCTTAAATTTCTAGCGAAGTTACGAAACGGATTCTTTGACGTCATCTTAAAACGCATGTTTTAACACCTATAAAGTAGCACAGATTTTGAGTTTGCGCAAGTTGAAAATTAATTGATTTACTCTTCTTCATTTGAAGTAATGTCGTAGTCATCATCTGGAATAATTTTTCTAATCATTTTTGGAGGAAGACCATTCCAAAATTCTTTTTGATTATAGAAACGATAACGGGTTCTCCTTTTCCAATTTAAATTAATTTCATCAGCCACTTTATCATAATACTCAATTAAATCAAAATGGTCTATTGATAAACCTCTAGCAGCTTCTTCCATCCACTCATGAGCTAACCAAGGATTCCAACGAGCTACATTTTTAGCTTGATTAATAGTATATCTTTTTGCCCAAGGGGAATAACCCTTAATTAAATTTACCTGTACAGCTTTCTTTGGCATTTTAACTCCTATAATACAATAGTTTCGTGTGAATCTATATAGTCGTTTTCTGAATATCGTCTTGTAGTTGTAGTAATATAAATCTTATCTCCAACACGACGATAAACTGTGAATTCTTTTCTTATTATATCTTCTTGATCTTCTGCATCTACTGCGTATTCAAACGGTCCTCGCATTAAAGCTTTCCTCTAAAGTCTTTTGGGTTTCAATATATACTTCAATTAAAAAACGACCAGCTAAAAACTCTCCGTTTGTATCTTTAATATCGTTATATTCTATTATTAATTCTTCTGCTTGTTCGTTACCTTGGTTTGTTAAATCAATAAAATACTGTTTTACAAAGGGTAATCTTGGTCGATTCATTATATTTTATCCTTTTTTATATTATTATGCAACATCATTTTTAGTTTGATGCGACTTTTTTGTTGACTTCATTGTAACTTTTCTATATATTAGTAATATGTATGCAACTGAAAAATATGTACGTTTCGAAGCTAAAGAACAAAAAGAAGCACTCCGAGAATTAGCAAATGATCTTGGAGGAGACATTCGTTACCTATCTCAACAAATACATGATATACACGAGAGATTAACAGCCCTAGAAACTAATTTAGAAGAAGTTGTTAATGAAGTGAGGGCGCACAATGGCGACACATAAAATTGTCGGAGTTGCTTTTGCCGATTCCGATAATTCAGTATATATAAATATGCAGCTTGATGCAATAAAAAAAGCTATTCCATCAGTAGAAATTGAACTAGCTGATGAAAGTGATTCTCGTCTACATAGACATATTCCTCAAAAACCTGGAGGGTATAGATTACCTATTTTTATGGTATTCAAAGATAATTTTTTTAAAACTCATCGTGTAGGTAAATATTCCACGGAAGAGATAATCACTTGGATACAATCTCTTCCAGGTCTCAATGCCTAAATCAATAGCTTGTATACCCCATAACGAACGATTAACCGCGCATAGAATAGAATATTTAAAAGCTATTAACAAGGCTATGGATTACCCTTTTCAATCAGAAGATGGTAGAGATCCTTCCCCAATACATCAAAAATTAGAAGAACAATGTATAAAGTATACAGGTATTAATAATTGGTTATTTACTAATTGTTGTACAGATTCTTTACAAATAGCATTTCAAACTCTTTGTGATATCGGTGATACAATAATAGTTCCTGCATACGGTTGGAGAGCTATTGCTAATGCTCCTAAATTTGTAGGTTGTAATATACAGTTTTGTGATATAGATGAAACAGGTAATGTAAATTTAGAACTTTTATTTGAAATGATACTAAAGTATAAACCTAGAGCTATTCTTATAGTACATGGGTTTGGAAATATAGTAGATGTTTCAAAAATCTCTGGTATTTGTAAAGATAAAGGAATATCTATAATAGAAGATGCAGCTCCTTCTTTTACAATGAATGAACCATATAAATATAAATTAGGCTCATATTCAGATATAGTATGTTTTTCATTTGATTTTACTAAGTCCCCTGCTAGTTTAGGGGCTGGCGGCGCAATTGCAACGAATAATTCTGAAATATATCAAAGATTAAAAAAGGTATGTTCTCATAGAACTGTAAGTAATATCGTAGGTACAAAATCATATTTAGATACTGTGGCAGCAGCGGTAGTAAGTAAAGATATGCAATTAATTGAGCAACACTCCTACAGAAAGAAAAAAGTAGAAATTGCTACTTTCTATCTTAACAATCTTCCCTATAAAACATTGCTTGGAGAAAATTACATATTCCATCGTTTTATAATTTTACCAGAAAAAGATGAAAAACAAAATCTAATTAATAAATTAAAGTCACAGAAAATTCTAGCAAAAGGCGTATATGAATCAAACTGTTTAAATTCTCCACGAGCTTTGGAGTTCTATGAAAGGGCAATTGAGCTTCCTTGCCATGCGTTTATGGATATAGATGATTTAAAATCTAGGATTAAAAAAATTGTATGATACAGGCACCACATAAACGCTTAGATATTCATGTTACACATTCGTGCCAATTAAAATGTACAGGATGTAATCACTATTCTAACTACGGTATTCATGAACATTTTACAGAAGATACATTAGTAAAATGGGCAGAACCATGGGTAGATCGTGTAGCTTTTGGTAAAATACAACTTGTAGGTGGAGAACCATTTTTAAATAAAGAGTTAAAGAATATATGTTATAGTTATCGTAAACTATTTCCTAATACAGAGTTATTATTATTTACTAATGGATTACTTTTAGAAAAAAATATTGATTGGTTATACGATTGTTTAAATGAAAATCAAATTAGATTAATTGTATCCTTGCATAGTAAAAAAGATGAAAAATATCTTTACAAATTTAAAGAACAAATGTATCATCTTAATAATAGTTTTAAATTTAAGCTAGTCGAAAAGACATGGCTAAAATCTATATATAGAGTTAATAATATTTACATGGAAGTTAGATCAGTTAATGATATAAATCCAGAAACTGATGAAGCACATTGGACTATTACCTATAAAAATAAAGGTGAGTTTATGAAACCTTTTACTGATAATAATCCAAAACAAAGTTGGAAACAATGTATAGTAAAAAATAGTTTACAACTTTATAAGTATAACCTTTGGAAATGTCCTCCTATTGCTTACCTTCAAGATGTTTTAAAAAAATTTAACTTAAATAATGATTTAGATTGGGAACCTTATCTAGAATATGAAGGTGTCTCAGCGAATATTACTGATAAAAAATTAGAGGAATTTTTGTACAAGAAAGAAGATTGGATTTGCGCGATGTGCCCGACAAAACCAGAGACATTAACAGAAAAAACTGTCTTATGAAGATTTTTGTTCGTAATAATGACGTAAACAAAGCATATCGCTTACTGCATAAAAAACTACATGAAGAAGGGTTTTTTAAAGATATAAGAGAAAAAGCTGCATATAAAACTAAAAGTGAAAAACGTCGTGAAGCAAAGAGAGCTGGACGTGCTAGATGGTTGAAAAAACGACAACAACTAGAACAAAAATTTATTCGAGAAGAACGAAATCAGTTTAGAAAAAAGAAACCTAATACTAATCGTAAAAAATATCCCCCTAAAAAAGAAAAATAATGTCTATAAGTAGTTGGGAATGGACAAAAGCTAGAAGTAATTATCATTTTGATAATAATATTATAGACAAAAAAGGAGATTGGTTTACGGTATTAGGATGTTTTGAAAATCCTAGTAGATGGAAAGAAGAAAGAGATAAGTTAGTCAAAGAATCAACAAAATCTATTAATTGGCAAACAAGAAAATTTTTTGGAAATTCTCCAAAAGAATCACCAATGTTAAAACAAGAAGAATATGATATTATACAAGGTGGTGGTGATCCTAAAAAACTTATGCTAACTAATATGAAAGACGAAATTGATGATTATCCTGTTCTTAAATCCATGATTGATTATTTTGGAATTATAGGAAATGATAATGAGTTTAAAATTCGTTGTCATGTACAAATGATGGGGCAAATGTTTAACTATCACATTGATAAGTTATGGGACCGTTGCCCTGAAGATCCAGAACGAGTATGTCGTATTACAATTTTTTTAGATGATTGGGAACCTGGTCAATTCTATATGTATGGCAATTTTACATATGATCGTTGGAAAGCTGGTGAAGCACATATATTCGATTGGCCAAATGTTCCACATGCAACCGCAAATGCAAGTAGCCATCCAAGACCAGCAATTCAAATAACAGGTTTAAAATCAGATCATACTAGAAAAATAATTGCTAATGCGTCTCCAAATAATCTATTCAAATTCTAATAAAAATTGCTTTTAACTTATTTTTTCCCTATAATTAAAATAATCAATTATGGAGATTAATATGAAAGCATACAAAGGCGTTTTTAAAAAGAAGAATGGCGAAGATAGAACTATGGTGTTTTCAAGAATTGATGATTTGCCAAGTTCTTTTGTAGCTTCTAAAATAATAGGAGCAGGTCAAGAACAAAAATATCCAGATGGTATGGAACTTGTCTGGGATCTTGAATCTGATGATTTTCGTGTATTTAATTGGCGCACTTGTGAAGGTATGCCAAAGATGTTTGACATAGAAGAAGATTTATTTATTGAATAGTGTCTCGAAGAAGGAAACAAAATAGACATACTGGACTCGGGGGCAGTACCCGACGCCTCCACCATAAGCACAGAGAGTCAAGGCCTCCTGCTTGGTAGCGCAAGTAAAAACGTAACTCTTATTCAACTAGGCCTGGTTGGTGTGCTTATTATGGGGGCGAACTAGGATCGACAGGTGTAGTAAAAGTAACTGGAGAGACAGGGATGACCGCCTAATAGGTCGAATTAAATAAACGCAAACGATAACTTTGCATATGAGGATTATGCGCTAGCCGCTTAATTTCTCGGGGCGGGCCACCGGCCTAGCAACAGAATTGGTGGTATTTTTATTATGTTTTATACAGAACCTTGGAAACACCATATAATAGATAATTTTTTTGATGAAAATACTTTTTGGTATTGCATAGAGTACCTTGAGTCTATTAAAAAAACACAGAATAATCATACAGTAATAAAAGATAAAAAACTTAAAGATTATTTTGATAGTGTGTTTACTGAAGAATATCTTACAAAAAATTTCCCAAATCATAGACCTTATAAAACTTTAGAAAGTTTAGCTGAAGTAAATATTTGTACAAATGGTTTTATATTTCCAATTCATGATGAAGCACCTTATAAGATACTTTCAACGGTAGTATACTTAGCACCTCGCTATGCAACTGGAACTATTTTGTATAATAAGCAAAAACAAATAGAAAAAGTTATTACATGGAAACCAAATAGAGCATTTACTTTTTGTGGGCAGAATAATGTAACTTGGCATACTTACGGACACTGGGATAAATCAACTAGAGTTACTATTAATTATTTTAAAAAGTATTGGTAATGTACTTTTATAAGGAAGATATTGAATTATGTAAATTAAAAACTGAAAATTCTAAATTTGAATTTCATTCAGTTAATAGATGGTACAATGATATTAAAAATAATGGTATTAAAAATCATCTTCTAGTAAATAATAAAAATATTATAAGATTAGGAGGAACTAGATATTTTATTTTGAAGTTGCTAAAGACAAAAAATTATACTAAAATACCCTGTATAATCTTCAGTAAGGAAAAAATAAAGAATAAAAAACAAATTAATATTAAGTTAGTATTAAAATTAACTGGTTTGCACTATGAAAAATTATTTAGGTCAATTAGATGAATCCAATTTATATTTTAGGCGCAGGTAACTTTGCAGAAGAAGTATATTCAGAAGTTTTTTTACAAGGAAATGCTTCTGAATATGGATTATTTGAAGGATATATATACATATCCAAGCTTGATAACCCTATATTAATTGATACTGAGGGAAATGAAAAAGGATTTAATTATCCTAAAGATGCCGCATTTATACTAGCTACAGGTGTTAAAAAGTGGCGACAAAAATTCATCGAAATTTTTTCTAAAAAGTATCAAGTAAATGATAAACATTTTCCGAATGTTATGTCTGAATCTACAAATATATCACCATTAGCATCATACGGAATAGGTAATGTATTTTTATGGGGTACACTTGTAAGGGCTAATGCAGAAATAGGAAATTTTAATCTTATGAACGCTGCATCTATTGTTCATCACAATGTAAAATTAGGTTTTAATAATGTATTATTACCTCAGTCACAAATATTAGGAGACTCATCTATGGGTGACAATAATGTATTAGCGTCTAGTTCTGTTGTAGTTACAAAAATCTCAATGGGTAATGATAATACAGTAAGTGCAGGCGAAGTAGTATTTGATAATATATCAGATAGAAAATTTTTTCAAAGTGGAATAATAACGGATAAACCATGAAGTTAAATGTATATTTTAGAGCAAATGAATCAGCTAAAAGTGCGGGTAGTACTAATGAAGATATAACAAAAGAATCATATAGGATAGGTAACTATACAAAAAAAGATATTCTTAAAGCTACTTGGTTATCTGTAAATAATTCAGGTATAGATGATAATGATCGTATAAGAATTTTCTGTGATGCAGTAAGTGCTAAGACACAATCATGGATGCAAAATACTATAAAAACAAAAGATTTTGAATTTAAAGAAGTTCCTCCATTAGATTATTGTCCAGGTTTTGATACTCATCCCTTCCCAGATTTACATCCAGTAAGAATCAATTGCTCTAAAGCTCTTTTTGAACTTCTTTATGAAGAAATAGAGCAAGGAGAAGATGATGATATATTTTATTTATGCGAAGATGATTATTTGCATAGACCAAATGCTATTGCGCTTATAAAAAATCTTTATAACTCTGGATATAAAGGATTTTTTGTACCATATGATTACCCTGATAGATATACACTTGATAAGAGTAGAAATTGTAAAGTAATACTTGGACCTAATTCCCATCTTCGTTCTGTACCCAGTGCAACATTTACATTAGTAGCAGATAAAGTTACATGGATGAACTATAAAATGGAAGTTATTAGAGCATCAGTATTTTGTGATGATGGTTGGACTTGGAGAGCTTTTAAACAAGTAAATGCTTTTTGTCCTATTCCAGGTTGGACTTGTCATTTTCAAGAAGGATATGTTTCTCCGTATATTGATTGGGAAGAAGTAGTTAGATGGGCTAATGTAAATGATATCTGAAAGACTTGAAGAAAAATTTAACTATCATAAAACAGATAAACGAAACGATATGTGGTTTCATTATGATATTCTTAATGGTATAGGTCAAGATTCTAATGTAATAATGGAATTAGGTACAAGAGGTATTGTATCAACTTGGGCATTTTTATATGGTTTAGCAGGTACTAAAGAAAGATTAGTAGAAGTTAGTGAAGATAGAAAAAAATTAATTACACAATGCGCTAAATGTATGTGGTCTTTTGATATAAATCATCCAAGTGATTATGGCGCAGATATTGATGAAGTAACAGAAATAGCATCTGAAAATTTAATAGATTGGAAATTTGTACAAGAGGATACTTTAAAAACAGAATTACCATCATGTGATTCAATATTTTTTGATACAGATCATACTTATGACCAATTATCACAAGAATTAAAACTTCATGGGAATAAAGCACGAAAATATTTAGTTTTTCATGATACAATGAAATATGGTGCTGAATTAGTTCCTGCTATTAATGAATTTTTAGAAGAAAATAAAGAGTGGGTTATATTACATTGTGTAAATGAGTGTCATGGTCTTACAGTATTAGTAAAAGATACTGCTGAACATATTTTAGAACTTATAGAGAAAGTTAGTAAATGAGTTTTATTCAAGCTAAATCATTTGATTATCAACAATTTGCTACATATTTAACTAATGCAGAAAAAGCAAATCAATGGGCTAACTATGGATGGGCTGTACAAGAATTAGAAAAGAGAGCAAGAGAAATGCTCAAAATATCTGATGATAAGGCTGTAATAGCAACATCTAGCGGAACAAGTGCTTTACATGCAATCATATATGGATTACGAAAAAATGCAGAAACAAAACTAAGAGTAACGACTGAAAATTTTACTTTTCCTGCGTCAGCTGTAGGCCCCTGTGAAGGTCCAATCGTAATTGATTATACTGATAATTTAGGCGCAGAAATGACTGATGGTTTTTTAG